TTTTTCCATTTTAATATTCCTGTAAGGACAAAGAGTGCCAGGATAAGTATAAATATTCCTCCAAGACACATCAGTCCTTTATGATACCACTTAAAGGGTTTTTCTATATAAATGGGAATCTTTTGGCTCTCATGTTCCTTTATAAACTTGTCATAGAGTTTAAGAGCTAATTTTTCGGCTTCCGCCTTGCAGTCTATTGTGAGTTTGTTCCCACTTAGTGTTACCTCTGGAGGCTGTAATATCCTGCCTTTTGGTGGGTTTTTATAAATGGTTCTAATCTTAGGCGTTCCTCCCTCTGGGCAGTCTATCATGACCTCAGTCCTTACGCTGTCCCTCTGAGTTACTACCACGGTGTCTCTTACGAGGGTTTCCTTGGTAATGGTCTTCGTGTTCTCTATGATTAGCGGTTCTGCAGGCTTCCTGCTTCCGCAGGAAACCGCAAAAACCAATGCTAAACAGATAGATATGATTTTTAAATATGCATTTCTCATTGCTGTAAATTATAAATGTTCGTATTCTTCTTTTGCATTAAATGAAGGACAAGCTTTTTTCACACCTGGAAAGTCTCTATGCCCTTGGATAATTGCCTTTGGAAACTGCTTTTTTAACTTTTTAAGTAAGCCAAACAATGCCCTTTTTTGGGCTTCCGTTCTGTTATCAATAGGTTTATTCTTACTATCTACACCTCCGATGTAGGAGATGTTGATACTTACCGAATTAAACCCTTTGACTCCATTGGACACTTTCTCTATCTCCAATAGCTGGACTACCTCTCCATTAGGTTTTATAATAAAGTGATAGCCGGGCATCTTCCAGCCTAAATGAGCTTTCCAATAATGCTTAATGCTCTCTACAGATGTCGTCTGGGGCGTAGCGGTGCAATGCACGGCTATGTACTTTATTTCTCTCATTTTACGCTTTTTGAACAATTGCTAATACACCTTTCCAGTCCTCTCTACGGCATCTACCTCCCACCTTAACAATACCAGAGTAGATGTCTCCATAATAGATTGGATTTCCTAAGTCTTGGAACAATTCAATATCTCCCTCTGCTTTAGTAACACAGTCTTTTTGCCACAATAAGCATCCAAGGTTATCTGTTCCTGAAAGGGCTTGACCTGGAACAATAGGTTCATTTGTTGTTGCATTAAAGGCTAACACAGAACTTCTTTCAAGAATAGTAAATCCTGCAAAGGTTCCTACAATTCCATTTTTCAAATCTGCAGAAGCTTGGAAAGCTGCCATTTGATTAGAAGAAAGAGAATCTATGAACTCTTGGAGCATGTTACTCTCCAACATAGCGTATCTGTTTAATTTAGGCACCCCATCTTTGTTCATCTTAGCTTGTGCTTTTTGCAGATCCTTATAGTGTAAAGCCTTTCTAGTTCCTGTCTGCCCGTCATCTGGATTTACAGCTGTTGCAGCTCCCGAAGTAGCAATTTGTCTTGACACTGGTAAAAATTCTGCCGTTGTACCTCCGCTTGTAGTCGGTTTAAATCCTCTTACCCAGTTATAAATCATTTCATCTCCAACAGCTTCTGATAAAGTTGCAACATGGTCTCTAAGTACGCTGTCCATTTTATCATAGGAGATTTCCATTCCTTCTGCCCAAGGCATATGGGTTGGATTTGTTGAGAAATCATCCAAAGCATACAATATTGCTGAATCTTTTCTCTTACTTACTGTTGCTGGGAAAGTGTCTCTGTTTTTAACCACACCAGGACTTGTTCCTGCTTGTGGGATATACACTACAGCACCGCCTTTTACAAATTGTGATTCATCATAACACAAATTGATATGCGGGTTGTCTTTTCTTAATTTCTCCACAATATAGGAACTCCAAAACTCCTGTGGAACTTTTGCATTTTGTCTTGCCATTTTTTTAATCTTCTTTTAGGTTAGGAAATTTTTCGTTTTTCATTTTGTCATAAAGGTCTGGATGCTTTTCTTTAAGCTCTTGAAGTTTACCCTCTCTAAATAACTCATCCCAAGTTTTACCTTTAAAATCGCCTAAATCTTCATTTTTATTAAGCGTTTCTACTACCGATACCTGCGCAGGCATCGTGTCTATCAAATCTTTAAGGCCTTTTGGATCAGACGCATATTTTTCAGAGAGTTTTTCTGCCATTTCATTGGTTAGTTTTTTGTCTTCTTTTCCTTTACTGATAAGGTCTTCCACTTCTTTTTTTAGCCCTTCTTTCCTCAATTCCTCCAGCTGGGAGTTTTTGTCTGCTAGTTCTTTCTCGAGACCAGGCACTTTTTCTGCCTCATCTATTAAGTCCTGTATTGCTCTCAATACTTCGGATTCTTCGGACTTGTCACTTAAGTTTAGAGCAGTAAGTATTACCGCTGTTGTTAGTACTGTCTTGTTCATATTCTGATAAAAATTAGTATTAAAATCTGCGAGGTTTAGTTCGTTATTGTCCTTGTCATAAAGGCTGGCAAGAGCGTTATAATTGCCTGGAATATCTACAAGGCTGATTTCCCTCGGAAACCATTTTGTAATGGTTGGACCGGTTTGGTCTTGGAGTTTTAATTCTTCACTGCTGCTAGCTTCTAGCACTACAATTTTACCCACCGAAGCCGCATTTAAAAAACCTCCTTCTATCTGGTCGGCAACACTCTGCCCGTCGGGATGAGAAAGATTGACTACGGGCTTGGCAAACACTTTGTCTTCTATTGTCTTAAAATCTTCCCAACGGACAACAACGCCTTTCTCTCTATTGTGCATCAAAAATCCGATAGGGTTTTTCTTTACTTCATCTAACAGAAGTCCCTCAGTGAGGCATCTGTATCCATAGACATTTACTGAGTTGTCCGTAATACAGAACTCCTTGTCTATCTTCTTGAATTTTTCACTTGCTTTTCCGCTCATCTTTCTTGTAGTTTCTAAATGTTGTTGCAAATCTCTTGAAAGATTTAACCTATTGAAAATAAGAGCGTAATCACTGCACAACTTTTTTTAAAAAGCTATTTTTTGAAAGAATTTTGCTCCTTGAAATAGTGTATTATGGCAGCAAAAAAACATGAACAGAGAGAGCACGCCCGACTGCTTTATGTTAATGAAAGGATTACTTTAAAGGAGGTAGCAGAACGGGTTAATGTATCGGAAAAGACCATCGGTAAATGGTGCAGGGAAGACAGTTGGGATAAACTTAGAAAAGCTCTATTAACTACTAGAGAGGCTCAGCTTACCCATTGGTATAACCAGCTTGAAGCAGTCAATACAGATATTGCCCTGCGACCGCCAATTTATGATGATAAAGGAAATCCTATAAGGAGACCTCCGAAGTTTATTCCCACCAGTGCGGAAGCTGATATTATGTCTAAGACTACTGCTAATATCAAGAGTTTAGAGGTAGAAATTGGACTTGGAGAAATTGTAGAAACTGGAAAACAACTCATTACCTTTATTCAGAAAGTTAGTTTGGAGGATGCAAAGGTATTTAAAAACTATTTTGATGAATATATTAACGAACGCTTGAAGAATGGCTAAGAAAAAAAAGACAGACAGAGAATGGCTCTCTGAATGGAAAGAATTTGGAGATAATATAGATAATGCCACCCCGATAGACCTTAATGAAAGCCCCGCTGAAAAACTCAAGCGGATTAAACGGCTGGAAGAAAACGATGAGGAGTGGTTCAAGTATTATTTTACCATATTCTACAAAAATGAACCCGCGGATTTTCATTTGAAGTCTACAAGAAAAGTAATGAAAAATCCCGAGTATTACCTAGTGCGTTCATGGGCTCGGGAGCTTTCCAAGTCAGGGCGTACCATGATGGAGGTAATGAAACTCTGCCTTACTGGCAAAAAAAGAAATGTACTGCTTGTATCCAACTCTTTTGACAACGCCAACCGTCTGCTCATGCCTTACATGGTTAATTTAGAGCGGAACAACCGAATCATCAACGACTACGGCACACAGAAGAAAATAGGCTCTTGGGAATCAGGAGAATTTACTACCCGTAAGGGAGTTGCCTTCCGTGCCATTGGTGCGGGGCAGTCGCCAAGGGGTACCCGAAATAATGAAATCCGACCCGATGTAATCCTGATTGATGATATAGATACTGATGACGACTGCCGTAATTCGGAGATTATAGAGCAAAGGGTAAAATGGATAGAGCAGGCACTTATTCCGACCCGTTCCCTCTCTAATCCTCTTCTTATTATCGCCTGTGGAAATATTATTGCGGATTACTGCTGTATTACTGAGATGGGCGCCAAGGCGGACTCTTGGGAAGTGGTTAATGTGCGTGATGAAAACGGCAAATCTACTTGGCCACAAAAGAATACAGAGGAGAATATAGATAGGGTGCTTTCTACCATATCTTATGAGTCCATGCAAAAGGAATATTATAATAATCCAATGGATGGTGGAAAGGCATTTAAAAATATCGTAGATAAAGCACCTTTCAACTTAAAGCACTGCGATTATGTTGTGATTTATGCAGACCCTGCAACTTCCAACTCGGAGAGTAAAAAGTCATCATCCAAAGCAGTGGGTATCATTGCTAACAAAGGAATGGAATACAGCGTGCATAAGGCTTGGGTCAATCAGATGAGTAATGCCAGTTTTGTAGACTATCTCTTTGAAGCTTATCTAATCTGTAAAAATGCAGGTGTAGAGCCGATTTACATTTACATTGAAAACAATACGCTTCAAAATCCTTTCTACGAGCAGGTGTTTCTGCCAATGATTTATAAAAAATGCATGGAGCTGAATATTGCACTGCCTATCCGTCCAGATGAGAGGAAAAAACCTGAAAAATGGGCAAGGATAGAAGGAAAATTAGAACCACTGGTAAGGCTGGAGCGATTGACATTCAATATCAAAGAAAAGGATAACCCGCATATGCAGAGGCTGAAAGCACAATTTAAAAACGCAAATGCCAAAGCCAAATTACTTGACGGTCCCGATATGGTAGAAGGAGCCATTACCATTATTGATAATAAGAGAGTAGAGCAGGCAACGGGAGCAGTAGAACTTATCCCGAGAAAGTCAAGCCCTCACAGAATTTAAAACCCTTTTAAATTGAATTTAAAATGTTAGTACAACCAGAAGAATTAACCACTGACCTATACCAGGAAGTAATAGATGAAATCACCAGAAGAAATAGAGATGAAGTTATATCGCATATTAAAGCTGCAGAAGACTTTGTTAAAGCCTATTTATTCAAGTATGACCTTCATGCACTTTTTGGAACAGAAACAGAAAGCCCCACTGTACAGGATGAATTTTTAAAGAAAACAATTAAAATCATTGCTTCTTACTGGCTGGTAAGAAAAGCAAACCCAGGTGTCAGTGTAGAACTGCTCCGAGAAGACTGGGAAATGTTTATCGGAGATGAACATACCCCAGGATGGCTGACCAATATAAAAAACGGCACTATCAATCCTGCATGGCCATATAAAAAGGACGACCCTGCTACACCACAAGATGAAAGTAAGCAGGAACAAGACACCTTCTGGGATTCTACTTTAAAAAGAACTAACCGATTCTAAAATAAAATTATGAGCAAAAATAATACAACACCTAAATACATTATCAATGACTTAACATTGGTATCTCCCGACAGACAGCGAAAGGATATACAAAGCCTTAAAAATGCGGTATTATCTGCTGAGAGTATAAGCCTTCCTAATAGGGCAAAACTTTATGATTTATACCATGACATATTAAGTCTTGATGGTTTCTTACAAGGGATAACAGCAAAACGAATTAACTCAGTTTTAAATAAAAAACTCAAATTCTACGACCGAAACAAAAAGGAAAACGAAGAAATAACCAAACTAATGAAGTCCGAAGCGGGACGGGAAATCATCTCTCAGATTGTTAATTCAGAGTTTTGGGGAGTTTCGGGAATAGAGTTTAAAATAGGCGAAAAATTAGCCTTTGATGAAATCCCCCGAAAACACATTAGACCAGAAAAAGGAAGTATTAGCAAAACCCAATATGGTTTAGGAACTGACGACTTTAAAGTAGAAGAACTCCCTTTTGTGTGGGTTATCGGCAGAAAGAATAACTTAGGCTTATTCTTAGCTTGTTCCATGTATGGCATCTATAAGCGTGGAAACTTCGGCGATTGGGCGCAGTATGTAGAAATCTTTGGACAGCCTGTGAGGGTTATGTACTATGATGCTTACGATACTGCAACAAAAAATGAGCTTAAAAAAATACTTACTGAGAGTGGAAGCTCCCTAGCAATTATGCTGCCTAAACAGGCTACTTTTGAAATGAAAGACGGCAAAGCCTCCAATGGAAGTGGAGAACTTCAAAAGAGTTTCAAAGATGCCTGTAATGAAGAAATGGCAGTAGCTATTTTGGGTAATACTGAAACCACATCGTCTAGTAAAAGCAGTGGTTATGCGCAGTCTAAGGAACATGGAGAACAGCAGGATGAAATCATTGCTTCCGACCTTATTTTAGTAGAAAACCACCTTAATAGTGACAAGTTTATTTCTATCCTTAAATCCTATGGTTACGATGTAGAGGGCGGATATTTCAAATACGAGCTGGAGCTGAATTTAGATAAACTCAAATCACGGCTGGAAATTGATATGCGGGTATCTGAAAAAGTGCCCGTATCCGATGACTACTGGTATGAAACATATGGTATTCCAAAGCCCGAAAATTACAACGAGCTGAAAAAAGAAATGCAGGAGAGGCAGAGCCCTGTCGCTTATATGACACCTCAGAATGATGAAGAAAAAAACAATGAAGACAAAGAGGATAAAAAAGACAAAGAGGGTAAAAAAAAGAAATTAACTGACCTTTCAGAGTCCAATTGGTACAGCAAAATATTTGAATCTTTAGCGGATTTTTTCGTCCACGCCCGACATTAGTCGGGCAGATTAACGACCTTTATGCCCATACCTGCGAACATTGTGGAGGACACCTCCCAGACCTTAGCGATGAAAAGCGGGAAGACTGGGAGGCCATCTATGATGAAATTACTAAAAAGATATTGGATAAATCAGCCTCCGAAGTAAATGCCAACCTGCATTTAAAAACCGCTGAAATTCTTATGAATGGAGTGCGTAAGAGCTTGGGGAAAAATCTTACTTATGGAGATAAAACAGCTGTGCTGGTAGAATACCTCCAAAGAAATATTTATGCCTTTTCTGCTGCCAAATCCTTTACTGAAATGAAGTATTACAGGGATATGATGATAGAAGAGGAAAAAGGTGGAATATTAGACTATGGAGCATTTAAAAAGAAAATTGCTGACACAGGGGAAATCTTTAATAATACTTACCTTCGGGCAGAACATGACCACGCTTATTACTCTGCCGTGATGGCGCATAAGTGGGAAGCTCTAGACACTGAATATTTGGAATATTCTACTGTAGGAGACGATAGAGTAAGACCAGAACACGAAGCCCTGGATAAGTTCACTGCTCCAAAGAGTGATGTAGTATGGAGAAGAATTTATCCTCCTAATGGCTGGAACTGCAGGTGTACTGTAATACCAGGGAAGGCATCTATGTCAGAAAAGAAAATGACTGCCATAGAGGCAGGAAAGATGATGAAAGACCACCTAAAACATACCCCATTTGACAACAATGTAGGGATGTCTAAAGTGATTTTTAA